CGCTGGGACGCAAACTTGGATGGCAAATACCGCCTCTATCTTGGAGGATGGAACGACAATAATCCTGTTTATGAAGGCTACGAGAAAATCATCAGCGACCAAGGGAACAATCCGAACTACGGACGCATTCAAGCAGCGGACATCTACTCGTATGTCGGTGGCTACAACTTCGTGAACGTAACCCTTGCACCTTTGAGGGACACCAAGTTCAACAAACTCAAGTCCGAGTTGAAGGTGGTCGAGGCAGGGTGGATGAACAAGGCCATCATCGCATCCGAAACCATCCCCTACACCGATGTCATCCGACACGGAGAGAACGGGTTTCTTGTGCCTTACAACAAGCCAAAGGACTGGTACAAATATATCAAGCAGTTAATCCTTGACCCCGACCTTCGCAAGGGCTTGGCTGACAACCTCACACGGGACATCAAGAAGCAATTCAACGTGGCCGAAACCGCCAAGAAGCGGGCCGAGTTGTATAGGCATATCGGGCGCAAATTGTGAAATAAGCGCGGTCGGTACATTTAGGGGTAGATGCTTTACCTGAACCCTGACACGACCAACATCCTGACGGTTACTTGGACCGAGCGAGCCAGCACGGGGGACCGCTACATCCTGCGACTCACGAGCATTGCCAAGAACACCACGACCGATTTCACCCTGCTGAAATCTGCCAACCTTTCCAACTATACTAACCGCTATGACCAATTTTCGATTGCCGTGGGGTCGCTTGAAACGGGTTCCTATAAATATGAAGTTTACGATACCAATAGCACGGTTGCCGCTGCTTTTGCGGTCGTTGAAACGGGCTTGGCTTTTGTACAAACCGCAACGGTAGGCTTCAATACCTACGCAAACACAATTACTTACAACACCTTCCTCGCATCCAGCGTGAGGGTATTCGATTCAACCTTTGACTCAACTTTCGCATAATGAGCGTACAAACACGAAGCGACCTCCAAGCGAGTGCTGCTACCATTACCAACGAAACCGCTGCCGGGGCCAACACCGCATCCCGTGTTGGTGGCCTATTCGACGACCTTGCTGACACCGCAACGCTTAACCGGGAACGAGGCTTTGCAAACCTTTACCTCGATACCGACACGGCCTTCACGCCAACGCAAGGTCAAAGAGTCAAGTTGACAAGTACGATGAAATCAGGCGTTTTGTCAACCTACAATTTTTCAAGAACCACCAACTCGCTGACCTACACAGGCACAACAAATGCGACCCTTCGCATCGCTGCGTCTATGGTCTTGGCACAGGGCAACAACCACCAAATCAAGGTCTATATCGCTAAGAACGGTACAACGATTGACCAGTCAATGATCGAGATTACAACGGGCCACAACAACGGCCATGCGGTATTTACGGAAACCGTCTTGCAAGGTTCGGTCAACGACGAGTTTGCCATCTACGTCAACGCAATTTCAAGCGGTGCAAGTATCACGATTTCAGCCCTTTCATTCACAGTTCACACCCTATGAGCAAGTCAACGCAACACTTCACCCAATGGTTGGGGATAGAACACAAGGTCCCTGTGATGTTGGAGAATCGCTCCGGCAAGTACATCACCTACGGCTTTGCGAACGAGTACCCTTACTACCTCCTTGACAACTACCGCAGGTCGTCCAAGCACAACGCTATCGTGAATGGTAAGGTCAACTACATCATGGGCGGAGGCTGGCAGGCAGGGGATGACTTGACCGTGGAGCAACAAGCCCGCTTCATCAAGTTTTTCGATGGAATGTCCAGCACCGAGGACCTGAACGACATCACGGAGAAACTGGTCCTTGACTTAGAACTATTCAACGGCTTTGCGGTTGAGGTTACTTGGTCCAAACTTGGGACCATCGCCAAGATGGAGCACGTCCCGTTCGAGAAAATCAGGGTGGACAAGGAAGAAAAGATGTTCCAAGTTGCTGACTGGTACAACGACGACATGATGCAGTTGTTCCCCAAGGTCGGGGACATCGAGAAAATCCCTGCATTCGACCCGGAGAACCGCCTCGGAAAGCAGTTGTTCTACTATCGTGTGTACGCAGCAGGCGTGAAACACTACCCGCTTCCCGAATACATCGGAGGGAACGCATGGATTGAAGCAGATGTGCAGGTGGCGAACTTCCACAACAACAACCTCCGCAACAACTTTTGGGGCGGTTACTTGATTAACTTCAACAACGGCATCCCGACCCCCGAAGAACAGGGCGACATTGAGAGGCAAATCAAACGCAAGTTTTCGGGAACCGACAACGCTGGTCGCTTCGTGGTTACATTCAACGATGAAGCAGCGAATGCCCCGACACTTGAACCGCTGACTCCGTCCGATATGGACAAGCAGTTCGAGGTATTAAACAAATCAATCCAGCAAGAGATATTCATCGCCCACCGTGTAACCAACCCGATGCTTTTCGGGGTAAAGACCGAAGGCCAATTGGGTGGACGCAACGAATTGGTCGAGGCTTACGAACTATTCAAGGCCACCTACGTCAACGACCGGGTGCGCAAGGTTGAGCGGATGATTAACTACCTCGGATCCTTCAATGGCGTTGAGGGTATGGAACTTATCCCCGTTGAGCCTATCACGGAGCGACTAAGCGAACAAGCCCTCTTGCAGATAATGACCCAAGACGAACTTCGGGAAAAGGCAGGTCTGCAACCCTTGGAAAAGCCTGCCGACGTTGTGGGACCTAATCCCCAACCCGACGAGCAACCGCAAGCCGTGGAAGCCTTGCAGAGCAATGACAACATCAAGAAGTTATCGGGCCGTGAGTATCAAAACCTGATGCGAATCGTCAGGCAGTACATGCAGGACAAAATCACGTTGGAGATGGCTCGGACTATGCTCTCGGCTGGATTCGGTCTGTCTGCTCAAGAGATTGACACGATGCTGGGCGTTCAGTCCCAAGAGTTCAGCGAACCGACTTGGGGCCAAGATGACGATGAGGACTACGGATGGGGCGACGAAGAGTTTAAAGTCTTGGAAGTGGTTGCAAGCAAGTTCGGATGCCATGCAGACGATTACCATGTGATGCACTCCAAGCCGATGCGGTTTGACTCCAACATAGACGAAAACATCCGTTTAGCCTTTGCCGAACTGGGCGAAGAAGAAAAAGAATTGGACCTCAAGATTGAGGCGTATCGCAAGAAGAACCGGGATGCATCGGTTGAAGAAATGGCAAAGGAGTTCGGTGTGAGTAAATCCAAGGTCGCCAAGCGGGTCGCCTACTTGATAACCAAAGACCGCTACCCTATCAGCAGGGCCGTCGACAAGATTGCCGAGCAGAACCTGCCCAAGGGCGTAAAGGAAGTGGCCGAGCCTGTACTGGAGGTCCGCTACAAGTACGCATGGGCCACGGGTTTCAGCAACAAGGACAAAGGTTCAAGCCGTGAGTTCTGCAAGGTGATGCTGGACTTAGCCGGGCAGGGCAAGGTCTACACTCGTGAGGACATCGACGGGATTTCTGCGATAATGGGCTACTCGGTTTGGAATCGCAGAGGCGGTTGGTATCACACGCCCAGCGGAGTGAATCGCCCCCAATGTCGCCATGTATGGGAGCAGCAACTTGTAATCCGTAAAGGCAATAAAATCACGAAGGCATGAAGGCACTCTTTATCAGCGAAGAAACGCTACTGGACAACTCAATCATAAATGAGAACGTCAGTTACACGCAGATACGTCCAACGGTTGTCAAGGTGCAGGAGATGCGGATTCAGCCCATCGTTGGCTCTCCGTTGTATGGGGAATTGGTTACGCAGGTCGTCAGCGGTTCAACGTCTGCGCTCAACCAAACGCTGCTGGAGGACTACATCCAACCCGCAATGATTCAATGGCTTTACTACGAACTCCCGATGGTCTTAGCGTTCAAGTACATGAACAAGGGCATGGTCCGTAGAACGAGCGAAGAATCCTCCCAAATGAGCATGGAAGAGATTACCCGGCTGACCGACAAAGTGAAGAACGATGCCGAGTGGTACTCCGAACGCATTACCCGGTACTTGATGGAGAACCGCAACGCCTACCCCTTGTGGAACTCGCCACCTTCTGCGTTGGATACCATTTACCCGAACGCTACCAACTACCGCACCGGGATGGTCTTAGACCGCAACAGGAGGATGGGAATCAGCAACCTTGACTACCCCTACCCCTACGGTCAATTCGGGGCGTGTAATGACTGCTGACGATGGGTGCGCACAAAAAAAACATACTGAAACTTCAGAATTATGTCATGGATAAAAATCAAGCAAGCCCTGCTGGACCTTGCCAACAACCATCCGCAAGTAAACTCCTTCGGGACGGGCGACCCTCTTGCGGTAGGCACGGACAACACGATAAATCTTCGAACCCCAAGCCGTGAGCGCATCGTCTATCCGCTCGTTTTTGCGGACGTGCAGTCTGCAAGTACTGACGCTGGGACTTTGGACCTTGTGGTTGGGGTTTACTTTTCTGACCGTGTTGAGTCCATTAAGCCGATGGGCGGAGTGGTTTCGGGAAGCCCTACGTTGGGTTGGCAGGATAACGAAGATGAGGTCCTAAGCGACCAACTGCAAATCGCACAGGACTTTATTTCAAGCCTCACAAACAACCCAAGCGAGGACTGGACCCTCTCATCCAGCGTGAGCCTTACAAGGTTTGTAGAGAGCCGGGATGACCGCACGGCAGGGTGGCAGGCGACGATGACCTTTGAGATTCCTTACTCTCACTCGGTTTGTGAAATTCCAGTCTAATCTACATTTACAATTAAACGCTAAAAAATGCCTACACCCATATTGCAACAAATGCTCGGTCAGGGCGGTACGATGGAGTTTGTCGATGCTGCCGTGAGTGGCAAAAACTACGACTTCTTGGTAGTCAACACCGCAGCCACATTCACGACTTTAACTGGAACTGGAAGCGAGAACCTGCTAACCGCTTACGCTTTGAGTGGCAAATCCGTTTCCGCTGGCATCGTGATTTCAGGACGCAATGGCGGTAAGATTACGGCCGTTACTCCAAGCGCAGGTTCCGTCATCGGTTATACCTTCCTGTAAGATGCTGATAGGCTACGGCTACGGCTATCCCACGAACATGCTCCAAGGCGGAGTCGCTGCTGGAGTTTGGGCTTTGTTCAACGCAAGGGCTACGGCTGACGGAGCAACCGCTGCCGAGGCTGCCGTGAATGGCTGCCTGTTCGTCCGATTCGCTGCAATCTTCAACTTCTAACAATGCCGACACCATCGCTGATTTTAGTACCTGCACGATTCAAAACGGGCAAACTTTACACCCCAGTCGCTACGACTTCGGGTGGTTTGGTCCTTGGTGCATCGGGCGACTTCAATGTAACCCGTGCAACGACTGCGACCCGTGTGAATGCAAACGGCTTGATTGAGTCGGTGGCTTCGGGTGTGCCTCGCCTTGATTACTACACAAGCGGTGGAACGGCTGGCTGCCCTGCGTTGTTGGTGGAGCCACAGGCGCAGAACACCTGCTTGCAAAGTGAAACTTTCCAAAGTTGGTCGTTCACAAACGCAAGCGGAAGTTCGGGTAATGTAGGGGCATCGCCAAGCAATACTCAAACGGCTGGGCTTTTT